AGCCACAGCGCGAGTTTCCGATCCATCCTGGAAGACCTGATGAACAGATCGCCGTCGCTGTCGTAGCCTACGACGAGACAATTTTGCAGTCCGCCGTGTTCGGCAAGCTGCAGCGCGGACTGCAGCGCCTGTTCAGGTGTCATCGTTTCGGTTGGAGGGAACGCTAAGATGTTGTCATTCATTGATCGACACCTCTTTGTTTTAGCCGCAGCTAACTCCGCCACCAGTTCCGGTATCTTTAACCGCACTGGCGTACTCATAACTGTCCCATAGTCTGCGGTATATGCCCCCCGGCCAAGGTGCACCGCGCACTGATCCAGCAGATCACGGAAGAAGTCCGCGTTGCGCGACATCATCGCGGCAGTTTCCATCCAGGCAGCAAGTCGCTTCGCGAAAGCCTCGGCAAGCACGGGGTCCATCTGCTTGCCGCTTGTTTCGTCATCACACCAGCACTGCGCAGCCTCTTGTAGTGCTTCTTCCATGTACTGATTCATCGTCTTCCACTCCTCTCAGGATTTACCGATGACCGCGCCCCGCATAGCAAGCGTGGCATCTGCCATCTTATACGCCTCTAGTGCAATCTCCTCCCTCCAGTGCTCATTTTGAGGCCCTATCCCAGACTTACGGCAATGGGCACCATAGTCCATGTAAATAGCGGGTAGCATTGCTATTGCAATCAAATCTCTGTCATTCATTTACTTAACTCCTTGATCTTGGACAGTGCTTCGTCCCGTGTCGCATACATGAGTGTACCATTGGAGTCCATGCAGTCCATCCACTGACCGGGGGCATAGACTCGCAGGGAAACGTCGTCAGCTGTACCGTCATGTTCCTTTACCAGGTCAGTCTCCCATCTACGAGTCTGAACTTGGTAGAAAACACGAACTACAATCCTATACTCTGGATATATATCATCCATCGTTATCCTTTCCACTTAGTTGTCTGTGGTAATAGCCGCTTACGGCGGCTAGTCGGCGTGATGACTAGAGTATGAGCTCTCTCTGCACACGCTTCGAGTCAGACTTACGCGCGGGTACGACCAGTGATCTTCTCACGCGGTTTGCCTTCATATACGTCGTGAGTAACCTTGATGCGGATCACCTTCCCCTGCAGCATGGTCAGGCCAAACTTCTCCCCAGGCCGGTTGAGATCGGTGGCCTCGCGGTAGTCCTTCAGAACCCGGTTCTTGCCCGGTCCGAAGTCGAACCCCATGCCACCTTCCACCAAGTCGATCATGGCGGAGTCGGTGAGTTGCGTGGTCGGACCGAAGCCGCACGACTGCTGTGCTTCCGCCGGAACATCCACAACCAGCGGGATGTCCAGGACCACACCCGACTTCGTACCGTCCTTGCTGGTCCAGGTCCGCGGCTTGATCGTACCGATGAGTGCGGTGTATTCGCCCACTGGCAGGGGGATGCGATCGGTGAACGGCGAGTCAATGGTGATGTTGAGGAATTGCTCTGCGTCAAAAGCGTGTGACATTTGTAGCTCCTTACTGAGATTGATGGTTATGAGTGGGACTGCTAAGACTCCAGGTCACTCATGTCTGGAGAATGGTGTTGGTTATATGCTGGGTGGGCGCACGAACTTGGGCTTGTCGTGGTTCTGCTGTTCCCGCAACTTCCGCAACTTGCGTTTTAGATCCTTGCGGGCTTCATGCCAGAATCTCCTGGCAGCCCGGTAGTCCAGGTCAAAGCTTGCCTGGCTATCAAACCACTTGTCGAATGCTTTCACAGTTTGCTCCTTTGCAACCACTTGTCCATGATGAGGGAGAAGTCCGGGCGAATTTTACTCTGGATTGGGAGATACCTGGTCTTGAGATCGACGCCAGGAGCTGCTGTGTCCCAATAGAAGTTCAGCCCGTCTCGCACTGTCAGTATCACGTCACTAAACAACGGTGACATCTCATCCCCGAGCGCCTTACCAATGGCCTTGGTCATGACGCTGGTCGAGCCGGTCACTTCATTCGTCTGGCGCTGCACGTGGGCCGTGAGTACAAAGGTACATTGGAGAAACTGCGTCATCCAGCGTACCCAAGACAACAGGTTCTGTTGCGCCACACCGTACTCTGGCTGGGATGCGGTGGCCTTTGCCCCGAGTACCATACGAAAGCAGGCATTGGCTGTCTCACTCAGCGAATCATTGATGAGGATGCGATTATTGCTCCACATACCCACATTCCCGTAGGTTTTGCCTGTCCGATCACAGGGAAAATCCTGCAAGGTTTTGAGCAAGCGTTCCCACGGGTTGTTGCGACTGCGGTCAGGATCAGTCCACTGAGTGAGGGCTTGGTAACTCAATTGCCCTGTGCGTGTGGCGTTAGCTAGCAGGCCGTCAAGACCGATCGCTGGGGTGCGGACGACATGCCAGTGTAGGCAGTCCGGGATTGGTGCTGGCTCCCGGCGATTGAATGGAGGCGTGCTTGTGTCTCGCCAATAACCCAGCAGGGACTCCAAGCCACCTTGCTCGGTGAACAGGATGAAAACTTCCTGCCCATTCTTCTGAGCCCAATCTACCAGTGTTCCCATCGCGAAACTTTTCCCGGTGCCGGCTGGCCCTTCGAGAAGAATCTTCGGACCGGCTAGAGCTGCTGTCTTGTCATTCATGCTACGGTTCCTTTACTCAGAGAAAAACTTGGCCATAACCCGCATGTAGTGTCCTGCAAGCGTGTATTGTTTATCGGTGTGGAGGAGAGCTATGCGCAATTCCGATTTAAGTTCCTCGACCAAGGCTTTACTAGCCTCTAGTTCGCGTTCAACTCCGGGTAATCGTGCATACGCCGCTCTCCAAGCAGTGTCAGGCATTGTATCTCCTATCGGTTTGCCCATTCGAGCCACTTGTCTAGCAGCCCATTTGGGAATTTGTGGTTTAGGATGAGGTCGGCTTCGTATTCTATTGCTTCCCGAGGCCAGTCAGTGGAGAATGATAGCGGGTCTGTGCCTGGGTAGGAGGCCCGAAAACTGCCCGCAAACTCCACATCCCAGGGTCGAGTCCCGTGCTCCAGACAAGGGCGAGCGTGGATAGTCCATTCATTCACTCCGTCATAGCTCACCCTGCCCCAGATTTCTCCACAATGGAGGCAGAAGTATGCACAGTTACGCGGCCTTGCACGAGCAGCTGGCGCCTCGATCAGCCCGAGTGGGTAGGTTGGCTCCACTTCCCTCGCCCCGAGGTATCTGGTGGAGGTGAAGAAGTGCTGCTTCATGTCAACTCTTGTGGAAGGAGTCGGTCTGTTCGTAGGCATCGGTGTGGAGGCTCTCCAAAGCCTTGAGCTTGTCCATGAGGATCTTTCGCTCCTCGTCATTCTTATGACGCTGCCAGTCCGCTACGAGTTGCTGGATCGCTTCAGGTGTTGGGATGTCAAACCCAAGTTCCACCAAGTCGATTTCCTTCTGCCCCAGCGTCAGCCAATGGTCGCTCAACAGCGGCTGGTGAGTAAATCCAGCTACCCGAAGCTGGTCTGGAATGAAAGAATCCAGACGCATCTGCACGAACAACGTCACCTTATAACTATCCCTTTTCTCATACCCAGCCATCACATCTCTCCTTCACTAAGTTTCGTTTCAACACGCAGAAGTGGGTCCCACTTCCTTCTCTCGAACCCGGTTTCCAGCCAAGGCTCTGGGTTCTCAGCCAGACAGATGCGCCTGTAATCGCATCCGCCGTAGGAATTGCAGCTGTCATCCAGATTGTAGTCCCAATAGCCCTCCTCCCAGCAAGCTATCATCCTCCTCACATCACGGCACATCTGCTTGTACCAGCGATCCACCATCCAGGGTGGGCGGTAGGTGATCGCCTCCCCTTTATCGTACCTGTTCTTCAGGATGGCGAGGCCTCTGACCATGAAGCCATCTGCACGCAGGCCTGACTTGATGATCCCCCAGATATAGGCAGTGAACTGTGAGCGCAAGTCCCACTGCTGGCTCCACTTCGGACCTATTCCGGAGGTGGTTTTGTCATCAAGCGGGAAGATGCCCGAGGCAAACTCCATGATTGCGTCGAGCCTGCCTGTGTAGATGAGTGGCTGACCTGTGACTGGATGCGCCACATCAATCGGCTCGGCGAAGTTGAATTCCACCCCCAGGATTTTATCACTCGTACCTTCGAACACATGCGGTTTGGCGTAGTCAGCCTCCAGTGGAAAGGCGTGGAAGTAGTACTCCAGGGCTCCGAGCATACGGTCAAGTGACTTGGCGGACTCTGGTGGGCACTCGAAATCTCCGTAGGACTCCATGAGTGCTCCCAGGCCGAGGGCGATTGCCTCTTTAGCTGGCCGATTGTCCCGGTAGAAGGCCATGCGAGCCACCTCTAGTCCGCGAGCGTAGGCACCTCCGGCAATGAGATGCACATTGGGCTCTTTCGGTTTCCAGTGGAGAATGTTCTTAAGCTCACACATGCGAGGACATGCTACGAAGTCTGCCCGCATTGATGAGTCTATGACTTCAGGGAATGGTGGGCGGATCATTGTGGTCTCTCAGTGTGAGTTAAGGATGCAGTCTAGAATGCGGAGACGGGGTGCTATACGGTTGTTGTTACCAAGCCACCAGTACGTAACAATTCCTTCTGGTCTTGGGGCTCCATATAGCTGACCAAGAAACTCAGACCACTGTGTCAGATCGTCCAGTCCAAAGAACTCTGGGAAGAGTTCTTGGAGAAAATCTTCCAAACTCACTTTCGGGTCAACACCAGGCATACCAGGCAGGATTCCAAGCTCGTTGAGTGTTTCCATCAGAGCCAAACATACACAATATTCCTGGCCAAATTTCAGAAGCGTATGCGCCCGCATGTACAACTCTCTTTTCAAGGTGTCCATTACTTCAGCGCTCCGAAGATGTCATCCAGTGTGGCCTGGGAAACAGGGGCTTTTGCAGCTGCGGCCTTGGTCCTGCTCGTTGTCGAGGCGATCTGTGCTGACGTGCGACCCTGAGAAAGAATATCCACCACCTCCATGAGTTCTTCCGTCGACAGACCCTCCGGGGTCTTCTGCTTCTGCCTGTAGAACATAATCTTGTCGTGCATTTCAGCTGGTGTCATGTCAGATCTCCGTTTCAGCGTATTCGGTCAGAAAATCACGAATCATCTCAAGAGTAGCAGATTCTCCACACACAACTCCCCCTCCGAGAATATACTGACTCGTGTCTAGTTTTTCCTGGGAGAAGTATTCCCGCAAACGTTCCTCGATAAACTTCTGCAGTGCGCCAGCAGGGATGCGTTGCTCCAGCTCCGACCAGACTGCCTTGTCCAGCTTTTCCCGTAGGTCTGCGGAGATCGTGATGTGCAGATGTACCTTGGGTGTGATCTGCTTTGGTCGCGGCATTTTTCAGCTCCTTTTCTGTTTTATGAACACGTAACATTACTATTTCATGTTCATCCTATCTGCAGAAAACCAGCCCCCTTTCGAGGGCTGGCCGTTTGACCTATCAGCTTTCCAGCGCGCTGAAGATGTCGCCGGTATCTACCACGACCGGCTTCGGTTTCTTCCGCTCAGCTTCCATCGCGAGGATGAGCTGACCCAGTTCGGTGTCTGGATTCCGGAAGGAAGCGTACAGGGCCTTGCGACTGAGCGTACCGCCCCGAGCCTTGTCTGCGGCGAGCTTGTCCTCGATGATCTGCTTGACCACCGCGATCGGTTTCCCGAAGTGCTGAGCCAGTGCACGCAGAACAATCCCGGCACCGGATACTGTACCTTCACCCGAGCGAACCTTGTTCCACTCACCCGCGTTGAGGTCGTTCACCAGCGACTCGATCGCCAAGGCCATGTCCTCTTCCGAAGCCGGCTCCTTGGTCTGCTCGTCCTTCATGCCAGCGACGTGATCGCCGAGTTTCTGCGCCCAGCCGTGACCGGCAGCGTGGAGCAGGTGCTGGTCCGGCACTTGGTAGGTAGCAGTCGTTCCGTTGCGGAAATCGAAGCGGACTGCGACCGTGCCTGCGTCCTGATCCACCAGGATGGTTTTATCCATCCGCCGAGATGCGGGGAATTCGACTTGCCGACCATCGGTCATCGTGACGAGTTCGGGAGCGGGACGAGCGGTCTTGACTTGCATTACTTCTTGATTCATGTTGCTATCTCCAAAAGATGCAGACCCTTTATTCGGGGCGGTCTGCGAACTCCCACACTGAAGCCCAGGTTGGTGGGCTTGGATGTGGAGGCTCAGGCGTAAATCAAACCGAGTTTTGACAAAAATTCCAGCAGTTTTAGCTTCCCTTTTGGAGTGATGGTGTATAGCGGACGTTTCCTGTTAAACTGGTTTGTAGAATCGACAAAATGCTTGTCTATGAGTCCTTGTGAGTACATTCTGCGGATCGTCACATAGGCGGCCGGGCGTGTCAGAATTCCGTCGCTCATGTATATGAGTTCAGAAGCATATCTGGCAGCATTTCTCCGTGCAAGCAAACAAAGCACTGCTAGTTCAACTCCAGTCATTTCAGTCCCTTTCATGTGGAAATCTGGCCAGAAGTTTCACGCTTCCCCCATACAGTTCCATGAGTGCGTGAGCGTGATCCAGAGATATGCGATGTTTTCCCCGCTCTAATTCGCTCAGCTGCCCAAAGGAGATGCCAGCCAATTTTGCTGCCTGTCGGAGTGACAACCCCTCGTGTTTGCGCAACCTTCGCAAGCACTCTCCTCTCGTCATGTTCAACTCTTTTGTAATGTTCAATTCCACCATCCGATCTCCAAGAATTCAAGTCCCCGCTGCAAGTCCTCTGCACGCATGACCTGTTGCAATCCGCATTCTTCACACAGGCCAAAGCGCATAGCCTCTTTCTCTAAAAACGGTTGCAGGTGCCCACAGTTCAGACAGACCCCGTCGCCGTCCGCTGCCGCTTGTTCCAAATCTTCATTTCGAAGCAAGTGCATGTTTCACTCCAATCCAGTTGAACAACCTCCGCATCATATATGAGCGGATCAGGCTGATTGCGGTGAAGGCTGCTCCGATGAAGGTAGCGTCTATGAGGCTAGGGGAGTAGCCAAACAGTGGTAAGATGGTGATGTTTGCCAGTAGACTTACCCCGAATCCCACTGCGACGTTGGATAGAGACTCCACCACTGACATGCGATGAGACTGGCCTGAGTAGGCGGCCCGCATCCCCCGTCTGGCCAGCCGCAGCTCCGCCTTGAGATCTTGTATCTCGCGATATTGCCTGCGCATGCAGTCAGCACGCCAGAGTTTGAGTTGCATGTCTTCAATCTGGAGCATTGGTATCTCCTTCATCCCAGGCATTAGAGGTTGTTCGCCAGAGGTTGGCGGAAGATGCGAGCCAATTCTCGCAACACTTCTTTCACTGTGAGGGGAGGTTGTTCCGAGTCCAGATCACGTGGCAAGATTGTGAACACTGGCCCATTATCTGCCTGGAACAATGCAGCCCAGCCATTATTATAGACCTTGTGAATGACGCCTGTCATGGAGCCCATGCGCTCGTTCAACTTGCACGGTCCGCACACTAACGGACCTGCTTCAGGTGTTATATTTGCAGTTGGCACACGCATTGTCTGTTCCTTTCCTTGAGATTCCAAACGTTGGATTGACTTGCGGGATTTCAGTACCCACCACATCGCCCGCATACTCAGTGTGGTATCGATCAGATACCCTCCCTCCACTTGTGAATGTGGTGAATGGCTTTGTTCAGTGTTTTGCATCTTGCACTCCAGTCAGGAAGTTGACTCATGTGTCCTTTGAGTCCGGCGAGTTCGACTTCGAGATCAGCGAGTTTGCGGCGGACGATTTCCAGGCGGATGTTGGTCAGAATGAGTGATGGTTTCATTGCGGTACCCCGGCAAGTAGTTCGGTCAGCCAGCTAATGGTGAGCCATGCGAGCAGACCTACAATTCCCCATGCGGCTAGGCAAACAAACAGCAGCCGTTGCATTTCTTTTTCCCTCATTACAGTTCCTTTCGGTTGGTTGGTTTCCTTGAGTCCCCTCTGGGAAGGGACTCTGAGAAATCAGCCGTAGAATGGGCGTTGCAGGTACAGCTTTCCATCCGGCCTGGAGATCACCTGTCCAGGCCTGGCCAGCCCATTCGCGCGAGTGAGCTGACCTTTCGCAATCTGGCGAGCCCGGCGGAGACGCTCCCCCTCGGAAGACCTGGGGTAGGATTTGCCCATCCGCCAGTTAATCAGTGTCGGCAGCAAATAACTCAATGCTGACGATGTAGCGGCCGCCGCTGTAGCCAGAGCAACCATTTGCCTCAAGCGCAATATAAACATCTCCCTCTCCTTCACAGTTCGTCGAGCATCGACCGCAGTTCATCGATTGACGCTGCGCTCAGAGCCTCATCCTGCTTCCGCTCGATGAGTTCCATGATTTTCCGACGCTTAGCAGCGGTTTCCAGCCGGCGGAGGGACTCGAGCTGTTCGTCCTTCTTCACCTTGATGATGTGGAGGATGATGTCGAAGCGCAACTGTGTCTCGGTGTCAGCCGCTGAGGTGTCCTCGACAAACGAGGTCTGCTCCGCGTTTTTTAGCTCGGCGTGGTACTTCTTGGCCAGCTCGTCGAGCGAAGCCCGGCCATTCCGCCGAGTGAGCGGCAAGTTCCACAAATCTGCTACATCGAGCAAACCTGCGGCTGATTCGAAGCGGAGATCGCGGCGACTTGCTTGTTCAAAGATGTTCATGTCAGTCCTTTCAGAAAATGATGTTGATGATGCGGTGGAAACTACCACTGACCCGGCAGGTGACGCGGTTGCGTTGCGTGCTGGAGAAGCCAACTCCACTCAATTGCGAGTCAGCCAACTCCGTCCGTACCTTGCTACCGACCATTTCCAGCACTTTGCGGTGTTGGTCGAGATCGGAGCGAAGGAACTCGTTATAGAATCCACGGGCAGGTTCTTCTGCTCTACAGCCCTCCAGCATGAATATGTAGTGCTTGTTGCCGATGGTACCTTTCCAGTGATTCGGGGAAAGCGTCACTAGCTTGACTGGTGTAAATACCTCTGTGTTGATTCCCCAGATTGCCTTACTTTTACGATTGCTGGGGAGGAGTGATTCGACTGTTACTTCATTTCCGGCCTTGTGAATATGCGCTACAGTCAGATATTTATTCTGACTGAGCACCTTGCCATAGATCATCGAGGTGATTTGCCCTTTCAGGTCAATCTCAACCTCAAAGCCTACTCCATCTGATCGCCTGGTGAAGTTGTGCACGGCAAGCTTGTACGTCCCTTGTTGCATCTTGTCGATGGACTGATAGAAGATATTCTCCACTGGATCATCTTTCATCCCGTCGCTGCCATTTGCATCGAGGTCGAGCATCCCGCCACAATCAGACAGAGATCTCCGATGTTGGTTGTAATAGATGTGCCCTCCGTTTGGCTCGTACATATGGAAGTCCAGATCATCCGTATAGCCCCACGCCAGACGGCAGCATAGCTCTCCACTCACATTCCCACCGGCCCGCTTGACCCTTTCCTTCAGCGAGTCAGCTACATCCCCCCTGTATGACCAAGAGAACGGGTTGTTCCACTTGAACAGACGCGAGGCTGTCCCATCGACAGCTGTGATGAGGGATACCAGATTTCCTGTGTGTCGATTCTCGACCAGGAGTTCGAGCTTCGTCGCAGTCGGCAGGATGTTGACCAGGAAATCCTCCACCGGGACATCCTGCACTCGGTCCAGCTTTGGCAGCTTTTCCACCGTCAGCGAGTCGAAGATGTCTCCAGCCATCTCCTTCTTGTACGCTGGCCCGACCCAGATCACATCGTTGATGTCGATGTCCCTGGCGGTTGCGTGTCGCCGCTCCAGGGCAGGGAGAAGTCCTAGGTCCTTCAATTTCGCTTTTGCCCCCTCCACCATCGCTTTGGTGACGAGTGCTGTCGGTCGCTTGTAGTTCATTGGAGCGACCTTCGCTTCGAAAGCTGTGACGGCAGACTCCAATTCCGTTCCCTTACTCAGATCGACCAGGAGTGTGCCAATGACATTACCTCGAATGTGGGTGAGTTCATTAGGTCCGTTCGCATAGACATAGTTCCAGACGTGGATGTCGAGTGACCGATCTTCGGGAAGTGCATAAGCCATTGTCCGAAACGCTTGGAACTGCTCCACCACGTGCTTGAACTCTTGCCCACGATACAGGGAGTTTTGCGCGATCAAGTCGAGTACAGTTTCGACACTCTCCTTCGTGATGGTCTGCAGAGCACGCATCAGCAGGTCATGTGCAGTACCCCAGCGAGCCCTGACTCCCGCAATATCCACTTTCGGGATGATGCAGTTCTGTGGTAGTGTGATTCTGAAGTGCTCCCATGCTCGGCACTCTCCGTCGAGCAGTTCCTCAAAATTCCGGTCCGTGCCGACAATTCGCTGGTCATGCACGAAGCGATTGAGGATTTGCCGTGATTTCACTGCTTGAGAAAGCGCCCGAGCGACCTCGATATACTCTGGATCAAGTCCGGTCGGATCAACATCCCAGAGCGTAATCAGTTTGCCCTGCGCCGTGGCCACCAGCCCGCCGACAATCTTGATGAACTGCCGACAGGCGGAGCAGTTGTGCTCCTCCCTGACCCGATAGATTTTGTTGGTTTCCTCCGGAAATGACTGAAGGTAGAGTTGCCACAGTTCCTCGCCAGTCATATCGACCTGGAACAGTGGCAATGTTCGCATGTTCGCGAATTGGACCTGTACAGCCCGTTTGAATTTCGTAAATGACATTCTTCTCTCCTAACGTTGCTTGCCGGTTACGTTGTCCGGCATAAGGGTTCTGCCCTTATCGTTTAGCTGGGCTCATTGACCAAACAGCAGCCCTAACGTTTCGGGAGATAGCGCTCCCTCACATGCCACAGACTCCCGAGCAGGTTTCTCGGTCACTCTCGTCTGCAGCTCCATTGCAGCTTGCATGACCTTGGCTTGACTCGCTGCAGCCATTGCTGCCATGTAGGCGTCTGAGACCGGGACCGCTCCGACACGTACAAACGTATTCCTGCGGTGGATCTTTGCGATGGTCTCAGTCGCCACACCGTAACGGAGTGCCAATTCTTTCCTCGGTACTCCATCTTCAAGCTGCGCCCTGATGTTCAGCACATCAGTATCAGTCAGCTTGTTCATAATCCCCTTCCTCGGATGGGGGATTCCCCCACGGCTGCACGACGTTCAGGCACCTCGTCAGTGAATCATCAATGCGCTTGAGAGTGGCATAGGAGGTAGCCCACTGTCCCTTCTCGGCTTCCTGGATAGCCGCCTGTATGGCATATTTGATTTCCTCGCCCTCTCCATGCAGAACGAGAATTGCATCATCCTGGATAGCCTCGACCACTTCATCAGAACGGAGAGTTTTCATATGCCTCACTCTCCCTCTGCGTGAACTTGGCCAGCGAGATGTGGTCGCTAGCATCATCCAGCATCCACTGTGTCCTCGCCGCATCCCGCCGCAGTTTCCGAGCAGCTCCCCGCTGGGGCTTGCCTGCCAGCGCCCGCTCTGCAACCTTCTTCTGCCGTGCCAGGACTTGCAGTGCAACCCGCGCTGCCTTCCTGCGCCTGTTCTTCGTGCAGCGATCCTGCGCTTTATAGCTGGTGTTCGACGGGCAGCGTTTCCACCGCCCGATCTTCTTACCGCCACCACTCTTCTTACTATCAGCCATCATGGCCTCCTATCTCTATTGCCGCGCCATTGCAGCCCACAGGGTCCGTCACCAGACCCTCTCAGCTACATCAGCCTTTGAGCGCCGCTTCCAGTTCCTGCCCAACTTCCACCATCAGGTGCGTCTCCATCCTGACCACCCTACGAACGGTCTCCGCACTAACCAGCAGCTCCCGCGCCATCTCCCTCGCAGTCACTCCCTCCTTCGCTCGTTTGCGAATCTCGATGACTTGCTGATTCGACAACTTACTCCTTGCCACGTTGATGCTCCCTGGTTGCTTGATGGATGCGTCATTGTGGCATGAATGGTTGTCGTCGTCCAATCGAACGTGTTTATGGGACGTTGCGCGACGTTTATCCAATATGACCGTGGCATGCACTATGTAACGGTGCGTGCGCGCCCCGTGGCAGACCGCATCCGTCCGCCCGTAGGGTAGGTCCGCCCGCAGGACGATCGCCGCGCCACGCCCCATTGCGGCCCATTCTCGCCCCATTCCCGCGTGCCATTCTACCTATCCATCCCATTCCCTGGCGCCGAGCACCACTCCCCCTCCCCCTCCCCCTCCTCCTATCCCCCCATGCCCCTACCATTCCATGAACACGAAACCCTAGCGTTGAGTGTTAAGCGTTAAGGTGTGTTGTATATATAGTAGAGAGATATCTCTTACATATATAAGAAACATCTTCCCCTGCTTAACACTCTCTCAAAACCTTTTCCGTTTCGTGTTCATGAAACTACCCTAGGGAAGCCACCCCATAGGAGGGGGAGGAGGAGGAGGAGGGGTGATTTGTAACTGTTTGTAACAACGATTGCCTATTTCTCGTGCAATCTGCACACTATTTAGGCAACCATGAACACAAAACCCGCTCAGCCCTTCTCTCTACCCTCTCAGCGCCGCTAAACCTCCACGTGCAAAACCTCCCACGCCCCCAAAATCCGGCCCGCAGGCCCGTTTCAGGCGCATTTCCCTGCGACCCAGGTCACAATCTCCCACTCCAGACCTACAAATTCGGCCCCTCCCGGCCATATCTGCGCCCGCCAGAGGTCATTCAGCTTGCTAATCTCCGGTGGAATTTCCACTTTTTCCACCTCGATCCACTTCCCAGCCCGCGGCAGAGCCACATTTATGACTCCAGATCGCCCAATGAACACCTGCCCAGCCCATCTTTTGAGCTGGCAGTCTAATTCCGCCCGCAGTCTGCGTTCCATTTCAACCCTCCGTTCGAGCACTCGCCCGTCAGAGCCGCCTGTCACGCGACTCTAGCTGGTGAGCTTAGTCCAGCAAATCGAAAACCCAATCTGCTTCGAGGCCGAACACGTCGTGCAGAACATCCTCAGGGTCAAGACCATCAGCTACGAGTGCCTTGGCCTCCTCAATCGCATCATCAGCTTCATCCGAGCTGAGCTTATCCCGGCGCATCAAAACCTGTTTCAACGTTTCCATCTCAATCCTCCAGTATCTGCCACCATTGGCATTGTCAAGGGAGCTGTCACCTCCCTTTGCGATGCTTACGGAATTGGGCGCAGGTTACTCGGTAGGTTGTCACAAACCGGCCCAGCGAGCTTGTACAGATAGTCCATCAGTTCGCTCGTTCCGTCGTCCCCGCTAATTGCCAAGAACCATATCGCCGCAACCTGCTCAGGCGTGCAGGGCAGCGTGACTTGATCGTTGCTTGCGGTGTCCGTTATTGACAACTGGCATTCGCCTTGTTCAAGCGTCATGTCCAGCTCCATGTCAGCCATTTTCAGGCTGGTGCGAAGTTCCACACTTTCCATTTCAATCCTCCAATCATCTGGGCAGAATTGCCCCGCAAGAACTCGCTCTCACAAGCCCTTGCAGCGCGTTCTACCTGTGCTGATACCAACTCTCTACCGTGTATCTGGCACTCAGGTAATCGACGATCTTGACCAGCTCCGGGTCTTCGAAAAAGGTTTCCCGAATCCACGCCCAATCTCGGCCACACGCCAGCGCTAATCCGATCGTATCGTACCATCCCCACAGCCAGTGCTTCGAATCCGCCGGTTCCCCGAAGAATTCCCGCATCTCATCATCTACTGTCTGAAGGTCCGTTGCTAGGTCTTTGCCATATTTGGTAAGCGAGAAACAGTTTGGCATTTTCAATCCTCCAATCATATAGGCAGAATTGCCCCACAATGGCCCGTTTTCACAGACCATTGTAGA